CATGATATTGAGAGGGGAACACTTCCCGAAAGACCCGACCAGTCTGATATGGGGGCTTAACGATTGGAACTCGTATGATGATTTGTTCGACACCCCTGGTGCATTGAACCGTATCATCGAATCAGTCCCGCCTTCTATGCAACCCATATTCCGTGAGATAGGTGGGTTGTGGAATAGGGCACAAGTCGAACGGAACAATCCCCAGGCATGGCTTGGTCACCGCGTCGAGGTCTTCAAAAAGTTCGAGAAGGCCAGGATGCAGGTCAACATCGACGCATGGTGGGCTGGCGCTAAAGCAGAGCTAGGCTTCAAAGAGATATTCGAGCGCAAGATTGTAAACTGGGCTAGGAACGACCAGGGTATATGGCGTGCCACAAATGTTGATGGATACAACCCAGCATTAGTTAAAGCCGACCCTCTGCATGGGACTCTGGATGACATGCTCGAAGACCTCGCCAAAGCCAGGGCCGACGCATCTTATGACCGTGTCTATAAACTGACCGACAAACAGGAGCTATTCCTGCAACAGGGCATGGATATGCAGGATGCTTTATTCAAGAAAGCCGCTGACTTGAACATCGACGTTGGAGATTTTGCGGAAGGGTACTGGCAGAGGATTATCCTTCATGGCCCGAAGCGCAATGACCCCAATGTATTTGCCCAGTTCTGGCGCAAGCATATAGCAGATGCTCCGACTGGCATGACAGCGAAGCAGACGTATAGGTACGAGCGTGCCTTTGCAACGATGCAGGAAGCTATCGACGCAGGATATGTCTATGACACGAATCCTCTCACCAGGCTAGGAGCTAGGCTTGAATCAGGCATAGACTCTATCGCTCATGCTCGTGCTATGGGAGAGATAGCAGTCATGGAGGGGGCAGATGGCAGACCATTGCTGACAGCCCAAGAACGATTGCTGTTAAGGAAACCTGACGGCAAGCTATGGTTTGCGAACGGCCCTCGTGTATTTGAGACATTCGAGGAAGCCAAGCGCCTTCACTCTGCGGCCAAGAGAGCGCACATAAATGACCCTGATTCAATAGAATTATTGAATGCTTTCCGTGAAGCTGAAGCCAAGATGAATACAGCTAAGAGACAAATCACGGCTCAAGCAGGGCCAGGGTTCTTCGATGCTATCTTGAACGGCAAGATAGGTGATGCGGCCCTAGTGGAGAACATCAAGAAATATGTCCATATCCCAGAGATACAGAACTCACGTCATGGGTCTAGGCCGTTGGATGGAGTTGCTGGTAGGTTCGTAAAAGACGTATCCCAGATGGCACGTTCACTTATGACCAATGTTGACTTTGCCGCTATGGGTATACAAGGTAACGTATTGATGTTCCGTGATTTCGATTCATGGTTGACCGCCGTAGCCGTCAGCTTAGAGGCGTTCATCAGAAAGCCAGAAGCATACCTGACAAAGAACCGCGCTCTTATAGAAGAAGGTATGTCCATAGGTGCCATCATACGTCCTACTGAATTTCTATTTGGTAGCACTGGTATCTCCTCATTGCCGACACGTATACCTATCGCAGGTCGTGCCTTCACCGCGTTCAGCCGTTCGTTCGAATACTTCATCATGGTCGGCCAGACCGAACTCTATAAGGTCACGAAGGGGAGACTTACGAATCGGTCTTTGATGACCAGGCCAGGAGGAGTAGGGCCACGATTACCTGGGCTAGGTGGGATTATTCCCGACAGACAACTTATCGGTGATGTACCCATCAACCAGTCTGGGGCTAGACAAGAGTTGATAGATGTAGGCAAAGCAATCAGACGTGAGCTTGGAACAGAGGACTATGCCCTACTTGGAATACGGCCCACCCAGCAGACGTTTGAAGCCCTTACCTTCTTCGCGGCACGATTCATGCGTGCGAATATAGGTCTGATTGGCATGGCGATGAGAGGCCCAAGAAGCGCAGGCTCCTGGGAAGCCAGGCGTGCATTGGCCCAGATGCTTGCTGGCGCTACCGCAATGACGGCAGGAATACACTATGCCCAGACTGGCAGACCACCCAATCTCACAGACCCATATGCCGCCGATTGGTTCCAGTTCCCTATCGGAAAGACTTACTACAATATGTTCGGCCCACTATACCCATACTTCAGGACTATGGCACGGATTGCCTTAGCAACCAAAGAAGGCGATTCCGCCAAGGCTGTGAAACAAGCAAAGCAGTTCACACAAAGCAAAGCGGCCCTGCCGTTCCGCGCAATGGGTATCACTGCTGACCTTATGGCATTCGGTGAGGCTAGGACATTTGAAGGGGACAAGATAGATGTTACTTCAGTGGGAGGAATCGCCACAGGGCTATCTGAGTTCGGTGTTCCTATCGCACCGCAAGGTATGGTTGAAGCCGCTAAGGACGGCAGGCATGAGGCGATAGTCGCAGAGGCATTAGGTCTTACAGGGCGTGCTTCTCCATATAGTCAGATGGATATATTGTTCCAACAGTACATCAACGACCCCAATAACCCGATGTCGATAGAAAGACAAGAACATAAACGCGAGGCAGGCGGGTCGTACCGTGACGCATCTCCTGCGGAAAAAGATTATATGAAAGAGATGCACCCAGACCTATGGCAAAGAGAAGTGGAGGCATCTTCAGGTGATTATGGTGAAGCTCGTCGTGAATGGGAAGACGCGAAAGGCGTAGCCATAAGGAAGGAGATTCATTTCGGTAATAGGCTTCATAACCCAGGCCATACTGAAGGAATGATTGGCGGGATAGAGTTCCGTGAACAGTTCGCAAAGATACAGACAGAATACTGGACAAAACTAAAGGCTACGAATGCTAGGCTAGGGCTGTTTGAAGAAGAAACAGATATCAATGATATCGACAACCCACATGACAAGGCTATGTACGAGTGGACTCAGATGTACGAGACATCTCAAATTCGGGACTCTGTAACAGGGGAGCTTACCGGCGAACTAGACTGGGAGCAGGTCGAGGACTTGAAAGAGGAGTTTGAAGCCCGTACCCCCGAACATCTCTTGGAGTATATCTACGATAATACTGGGCTAGGGCATAGCAAGATAGGCCGTGAGCTAGTTCACGACAGAAGAGAACTGCGACCCTACTGGGACAAGCGCGACGAGATAGTCGCAAGTCTTACTCCTCAACAACAGCAGAACTATGAAGAATGGCAGGACATGACAGAGGAGCAGAGACGCCAAACAAGAAATCCTAAGTACATGCGTGCCAGGCGTATAGTCAATAAGCTCTTGAGCCTATGGCTATATGATGAGTCAGAGAAGGGCAATACCAAAGCTGGATACTGGGAAGAAAAGCTAGTCAAATGGGGGTACGTGACAGACCCTATCACTGACCGTGGCAATGACATGCGCCGTGAGCTTAACAAGAAGATGGGTATCAGTGGGCAGGTAACATTCCCTCGATACACTGGTGCCCCGCCACCAGCTTTACCAGCAGGACGCGCTGATGGCTCACAGTTCGCTAGCTTTGACCCTATGGCTAGGTAGTTGACAGTAGACAACATAGATGTTTTTATATACATGTGACGACCCCTGTGACCTAGGTCACAATGGTAACTCGCGGAGGAAATATGGCAGATGAACAGCAAGTACCAGAGGATGTGGTAACTCAGGAACCTGACGCCCCGCAAACTGAGGTACAAGAAGCTGAGGCAGAGCCAGAGGTAGACTGGAAGGCCAAGTTCGATGAGAACCAGGCCACTCTGGATAAGCTGGAACAACAGCTAAAGACTGAGCAAGGACGTAATAGGAAGCGCGATGATACCGATTCGGCGGTGCTTGGGATAGGTGACCGTTTGTCTGCTATGGAGCAGTCGAACGCGGCCCTAATCAAGGCGCTGGCTGAAGGTGACACCGAAGGACTTCCGCAACAGCTTGGTCAAATCCAGGCCCAGTCCCAGAACACACAACGTGGTCGTGCCTATCAGAACCAGTACCGCGTACTGACTGAACAGCTAAGGGAAGCTACGCAGGATGAGAACGGCAATGAGATTCTTAGCCTGTACGATGCACCAGAGCTAGAGGATGTACGTCAAGCATGGGTCGATGCTAACAATAAGCGCAGTGTCTCGGCACTGTACAACACGTTAGTCCGTACCCATGAGGTTGTACGACAGGCAGAACGGGGTAAGGCCAGCGAAAGGGCCGAATCCGTAAGACAAGAAGAGCGTACCTCTGCCAAGCAACGGCTGGAAGAAGCTGGTATCTATGACCTAGATACTGGCCCTGCCAGCGGGGGCGGAGGCGCTACATTAGACGATGAAACTTGGTTTCGGGAGTACGGCAAGATGGACAACCCTACCCCTGAAGACCACGCTAGAGCAAGACGATATAACAAACGAAGGTAGGAATTAGTTATGGCCGCAGGCGATACGATTACCCAATCACTGGCCGATAGCCTTGATACCGTCGTGGCATCTGCCAGACAAATCCGTGAATATGAAGGGGTCATGCCTAACCTTGTAGATAAGGTTACGCTGTCCGAAGGCACTGGAACTAGCTGGCGTGAGATTTCCATGGCGGCTCTCAATGCCCAGAACATCACTGAAACCACTACGCTGGACAACCCACAGCAGATGTCTGATACGGTATTCAG